ATGGATCAAGTATTATCCATTGAGGAGAAAAATGAGCTTATGGATTTGCTGCAAATTTCAAGAGCTGCATGGGGCAATTTAAGCCTCATGAAAAAAGCTTATAAATCAGCATCAAAATTATACCATCCTGATAAAGGAGGAGATCCTCAAAAAATGCAAAGATTAAATGAATTATTCCAAAAACTTCAAGTTGCTTTGCTGGAAATCAGGAGTGATTGTGGATCTTCTTCTTCCCAGGTAGCATGGTTCTTTTGGGATGAAAATTTTAGAACCTTGGGGGCTTTTCTTGGAGAAAAATTTTCTTCACAAATCATTGCAGTATATCCAGATTGCATTAATTTTGACAGAGAGTTTTGCTGGTGCATTGTTTGTCTCTTAAAAAGTCAACATAAAAGTACCAAAAAAAATAAAAGAAAACCATGCTTGGTTTGGGGGGAATGCTTCTGCTACAAATGCTACTTAGATTGGTTTGGAGTCCCGAAGGATTATACTTCTTTTCACTACTGGACCCTTGTTATGAGAAACATGGATTTAAGCTTGCTGCGCCTCTGGACTGAATTGGGATTTTAATGTAAGTATTTTTATTTTTTTTTTAGGGGTACTACAGTGAATCCTCCTTCTACTTCACCGAGACTCCCTTTTCCCATTGCCAGCCAACGGATGAAGAAGGGGGGTCCTGGGGGAAATGGTGGAGGCAGTTTGTTAATAAGGAGTGTTGTGATGATTTGTTTTGCTCAGAAACTATGGCCTCTAGTGAAAGTGATGAAGAAAATACTTCTGCACCCCTGTCTGCAGAGGATCCTGAGCCTGAGCCTGAAGCATCCCAGAATTCCTTTACCTGTACGCCCCCCAAAAGAAAGAAGACAGAACCCAACACACCCGAGGATTTTCCAAACTGTTTGTATTCTTTTTTAAGTCATGCAATTTATAGTAATAAGACTACTAATTCTTTTCTGATTTATACCACTGTTGAAAAGGGAAAGCAATTGTTTAAAAATGTGGATAAATCAAAAATTAAGGTTGATTTTAAAGCTATATTTTCTTATAAGGAGGAGGGGATTTTAGAGGGTAGTTTGCTGTTTTTTATTACTTTAGGAAGACATAGAGTTTCTGCAATTAAGCATTTTTGTGTTTCTCAATGTACTTTAAGTTTTATACATTGTAAAGGTGTTACAAAACCATTAGAGTTGTACAAAGCTTTAGGTAAACCCCCTTTTAGATTAATTGAGGAAAACAAGCCTGGTGTATCCATGTTTGACTTTGAGGAGGAGAAAGAACAGTCAGTTAATTGGCAAGAATTATGTAACTATGCTTTGGAAGCCAAAATAGGTGATGTTTTGCTGTTGCTTGGCATTTACTTAGATTTTGCAGTGGAACCTGGCACTTGTGCCAAATGTGAAAAAAAAAGCCACAAATTCCATTATAATTACCACAGTAAGCATCATGCCAATGCACGTCTTTTCTTGGAGAGTAGATCACAAAAGGCAATATGCCAGCAAGCAATTGACCAGGTCCTTGCAGCTAGAAGGTTAAAATTAGTAGAATGTACTAGAATGGAACTTTTAGAAGAAAGATTTCTGCAGCTTTTTGATGAAATGGAGGATTTTCTTCATGGGGAAATAGAAATTCTAAGATGGATGGCGGGTGTGGCCTGGTTCACTATTTTGATAGACAATTCATGGGATGTTTTTCAGCAAGTTCTGCAGCTGATAACCACAAATCAACCCAAGCATAGAAATGTTCTTTTCAAGGGACCTATTAATAGTGGAAAAACAACAGTAGCTTCTGCTTTTCTGCACTTTTTAAATGGCAAAGCTTTAAATATTAATTGTCCAGCAGATAAACTGTCCTTTGAATTAGGTTGTGCAATGGATCAATTTGTTGTTCTTTTGGATGATGTAAAGGGTCAAATCACTCTAAATAAGCACCTTCAACCTGGACAAGGAATTAATAATCTGGATAATTTAAGAGATCACTTAGATGGAACAATTAAAGTTAATTTAGAAAAAAAGCATGTCAACAAAGTTAGCCAGATTTTTCCTCCAGCTATCATGACAATGAATGAGTATCTTTTACCACCCACAATAGGGGCAAGATTTGCTTTGCACATTCATTTTAAAAATAGAGCTTTCTTAAGGCAAAGTCTGGAAAAGAGTGATTTAATTCCAAGAAGAATTTTAAATTCTGGATATACAATTTTGTTGCTTTTACTTTGGTATAATCCTGTGGCTTCTTTTACCCCTGCTGTGCAAGATAAGGTTGTGCAATGGAAAGAAACATTGGAAAAATATGTGTCTATTACTCAGTTTGGTAAAATTCAGCAGAATATTCTTGATGGTAATGACCCTTTGCATGGAATTGTAATTGAAGAACAAATCTAACTCTGTGTTATTTTTGCTGATCAGTTTTATTCACACAATAAAGCTTTACAATGCATCCAGCCTCATGAATCATTTGAACCAGGGGGGACAGTTTGATTTTGACAAAATTTATCAACATATCTATTAAGATCTGGGTCCCCGGGTAATCCTTCAGTCCCCTGATAAACTCTGACTTCTTCCACTTGCCCTGCAGAGCCTTCCATGGGTTGTCCCTGAATTTGAGGCATAAGACCAGAAAACAAACTATTTAGGAGAGAACTCACTGGATATGGGTTTTTCACAGCTCTTTTCCTTAGTGTTACATTAAAATATCTGGGTAGGCCTCTCCAGTTTTGGGACTCTGAATAATTAGTATGTATCCCTACAATATCAACAGCAGACAAAAAAAGTTTGTCCCCTTTACATAGAGGCCCAACTCCATTTTCATCCAGCAGCACCGTGGTTACAGAGTTTGTAAACTGCATAACAGGGGGTGTAGTGGCCCCTCCAGTAAAGCTCCCATAGTATCTGGTATTTTCATTTTTAGCTGGATCAGGGCCCCACATTTCAACAGGAAATTTACCATCCTTATCCAGGAGAGCTTTAGCTGAGGGATCTAGCACCTGATTTGTTGGTTTCATATTTTTTATAACTGACATATCTGAGGGGTACACAGTTGTTGAACTAGCAACAAGGCCTTGAAGTTCCAAAGGCTCTCCCCCTACAGCAAACATGTGGAAAGTTGTCCCTTGAACTGGGACTGTCCCTGATGAAGAATTATAAATATATTTTCCCCCTTGATGCAAATTTACTAGAGAAGAAATCCCTACTACTTCAGTTTTTACTGACACAGCTTCCCACATCAAAATGGTGTCACAGGTCATGTCTTCATTAAGCAAAGGCAGCTTAATCACAGCCACTGAGTAAGTAGGAAGGGTTTCAGCTGTGGGTGTATCACTAGATTTTCCTGAGGCTGTCACAATATCTGCACTGTATCCATACAATTCATCAGTAGGCAAATTTTTTCCCATCCTTGGATTTAAGTAGGCCTCAATTTGAGTTATAGAATCTGGGCCTGTTCTAACTTCTAGAACTTCTACGCCTCCTTTTACAAGGAGTTTGGGAACGGGAGCGGGTTTGGGACACGTTTTTTTTACAGGACAAGCTCCGCACTCTTGCCTTTTTCTTTGAGGGGCCATCTTCTTCTTTCTCCAATTTACTAAGCTCCTTTTCCCAGGTTGGAGTTAAATCACCATATAAACCTAGAATTAAAGGAAGCATCCAGTCTTGAGTTACTCTTTGATTTGCCCCTCCAGGAGCTGTATAATGCTCCACATAATGTCCAGATCTGGGTTCTGACCCTTGACCTATTTCTCTTCGGTACCGGACCTGTTCCTGATATTCAAACTGCTCTCTAGTTGGTGGCACTTCTCCTCTACCCCTAAACTGCTGTCTTAGTTGAATAGGATTTATTCCAGGCAATTCTCTGTAATAGTCTTGCAAACTTGTATAAACATGGACAGGGCCAGTAGTCAAGGCCCACCTTGCATTTTCAGCAATTTGTGCAATCATATGCTGGAGTTGATTTGACCCTCTTACTGCTATAGCAGTAGAAGTATGGCCTATTTGCAAGGTGGCCTGTCTCATAATATTTCTCCATATTTCACGGCCTACAGCATGAAACAAAGATTCTCCCCAATCCAGTACAGCATTTAAATAATAACTAAAAGAAGTAAGGCCAGGAAACAAATAATCAACTTGAGGAAACCAAGGAGTGAGGGCCATATTAACAACTGGTACTTCTTTGGAATATCCAAAAGTTGTGACTCCAGCAGCAATCACAGCACTGGCACCTGTAACAGTTTGAAAAAAGATTCCCATTCCTATGGCATTGTTCAAAGCTGTAGGAAGAGCACTAAGTAAAGAAAATTCTTCAGTAGAAAGTCCAGTTAAAGTTAAGGCCTCTAAAGCACTTAGGCCTGCTACATCAACTGCTTCTATTTCTATTAGCCAAGCTGCCTCTGTAGTTGCAGCAGCTATAGCTTCCCCACTTAAGATGGCTTCCACAGTAAATCCAGTACTAAGACTTAATTGTTCAGCAATTTCAAAAATATCCAACAAAATAGTTAATACACCCCCCATTTTCTTACCCAAGTTCAAACTTGGCGCGCTAGTTTTGGCGGGCTTGCAGTGCTGGCCTCATACAAGATGCAAATGACTGCTACTTCCTCTAACAGTGGTAACTAAGCGCCACCTAGCAACGTGACCGCACTGGAGGTATTTTTTGTCACCAGAGGAAGTCACAGATGTCCCCAGGCACCGGTGGCTGGCAGTGATAAACCGCAATTTCCTCAGAGGCTTGATTCTGCAAAAACAACCTGTCATTTAGTTCCTCTGCAGCACCTAATTTAGCTTTTATCCAAATGTCAATCATGTCACTATGGTAACAGCTAGGTTTTTTTACCTAGTATAAGAGGCCAGGGGCCCCTTGCCTCCTTCTCTTCTCTCAAGAAAGGGAGAGGCTTTGGAGGCTTTTCCAAAACTCATTAAGGTAAGAGCTTCTACACCTATAAGCTACAACAATTAAAATTAAACTTACCTCAGAGACTAAGTCCATTTATTTTTCTCACAGCC